GAACGATCTGGTGACTGTGGGTAATGCTCAGGTGAGTACGGCTGTGAAGAAGTACGGTACAGGGTCGATGGCGTTTGATGGGACGGGTGACTGGCTTACTTTTGTTGACTCCCCAAACGTTCAGCTTGGTGCTGGTGACTTCACCATTGAAGGATGGGTTTACTTATCAGCTCTTGGAACTGCTCGGGGGTTTTTATCAAAAGGAACCAGCACTACTGGCTTTTCATTTGGCGTGAATGCTTTGAACCAGCTTGTGTTTAACTACACCGCAACCTCGCTGACAGCAACAACACCTTTGCTTATTTCCACTTGGTATTATGTTGCTGTTGTTCGTAGCGGAAGCGCCACAGGCAACCTGAAGATTTACTTGAACGGTTCAGTTGATGCTACAAGCGGCGGGGCGGTTAACGATAACTTTAACCAGACCAGCATTGGCTATGTCGGCGCAGATCGTGTGGCCACCAGTCCCATGAACGGCTACATTGATGATTTACGGATCACCAAAGGTATCGCCCGAACGATCACAACGCCAACAGCGGCATTCCCCAACAATTAAAGGACAACCATGCTAATTGCAAAAGTTGAAAATGATCAGGTGCTGGATGTGGCTGATTACAAGTCCATGTTCCCAGACACCAGCTTTGGAACCAACGGGCCTGATGCTCAATTCTTGGCTGATAACGGATGCCTCGGGGTGACCGTGTGGTTGCCATACTTTCACGCCACGGAAAAACTCGTTTCAGTCGCTCCGTACATTGAAGACGGTCAAGTGTTTACCGTGCAGGTGGAGCCTAAGACTCAAGAGGAACTGGATGCTGATATTGCCAATGCCGATGCTGCTTTAAAGGTTGCTCGTGCAGAGGCATACCGCACAGAGTCCGACCCTTTGTTCTTCAAGGCACAGCGTGGCGAGGCTACGATGGAAGAGTGGCTAGCTAAGGTTGATGAGATCAAAGCCAGAGGAATTAATGTTGTAGTAATTGAGGAAGTTGCATGACCCCTGAACTACAACAATATTATGAAGAAACTTTCTCAACAATGTCCACCGATGGGTGGAAGTATCTGATTGAGGATTTTAGTAAGTTAAAGCAAGAGCTAGAAAATATCCGCACGGTCAAAGACGCACAATCTTTATCTTATCGTCAGGGCCAACTGGATATTCTAGACCTTATTTTAAGTCGCAAGAAGACTTGTGAAGATGTTTATGAACAACTACAGCAAGAGGTACAGTAATGCGCCGAATGTTTGAGTTTGTTTGTGAAGATGGGCACATCTCCGAAGCATTAGTTGATGACACCATCAGGGAACTCTCTTGTAGAGCCTGTGGTAAACCAGCTACAAGAATTGTTTCTATGGTTCGTTCAAAGTTGGAGGGCATCTCCGGTGCTTTTCCTTCTGCGTATGACGCATGGGAACGTAAGAGAAGTGAGAAATTGGCACAAGAGAGGAAAACCTCTTACTCTGTTCCAAACTAACACTTCACGTTAACGGGTAAATATCTAGTAATAGGTATTCACATTTCATAGTCCTATAATCTCATAGAGAGACAGGAGAATAATAGTATGGCATTTATTGAGCAAGAATCGTTTGATCCAGAATTGGACACGATCACAGATGAGCAACCTCAAGAGACTCTGCTTACAGAGCAACCTCGCGAGAGTGTAGTAGATAAGGTATTTCCTAATAAGTATAAAGACAAGTCCTTAGAGGATATTGTCAAGATGCACCAAGAAGCTGAAAAGATGATTGGGAGGCAAGCACAGGAAGTACACGAAGTACGGTCATTAGCTGATCAACTATTGAAACGACAACTCGATGCTGATAATGCGGTAGCTGTTGAAAGTGCGCCCGAAGTTGATTTCTTTGAGAACCCTCAAGATTCAATTAAACGTGCTATCGAGAATAACCCCGCAGTCTTGGAAGCTAAACAAGCTAACCTTGAGTTTAAGCGGATGAAAACGGCACAGCAATTAGCATCCAAACATCCTGACTTTGGCACTATCGCCAACGACACTGGATTTCAGGAGTGGGTGAAAGCTAGTCCTATTCGTCTTAACTTATACGCCAAGGCCGATGCAGAGTTCGACTTCGGTTCAGCGGATGAGCTTTTAAGCACGTATAAAGAACTGAAACAGGTTCGCACTAACAACGTACAAGAAACTGGTAATAAACAGAAGGCACAAGCTCTTAGAGCCGCTGGAGTGGATACTGGTGGTTCTGGCGAAGTTGCAAAGAAAGTATATCGTCGTGCGGATTTAATCCGTCTTAAAATGACCGATCCAGATCGTTATGAGTTGCTACAACCTGAAATCATGGCTGCTTATTCACAGGGTCGAGTCAAGTAAAATAAATCATTCATTAATTGAAATTATAGGAGTATTCAAATGCCTTTAGGTACAAATAACGTCACAGTCACTACCGCAGCAACCTTCATCCCTGAAGTTTGGTCCGATGAGATTGTGGCAGCATACAAAAAATCCCTCGTTATGGCCAATCTGGTCAAGAAGATGAGCTTCAAGGGCAAGAAAGGCGACACCGTTCGCATTCCTTCGCCTACCCGTGGCGATGCTTCAGCTAAGACTGCTGGCGCTCAAGTTACCCTGATTGCCGCCACTGAAGGCGATGTCGTGGTTTCTATCGGTAGCCACTTCGAGTACAGCCGCTTGATCGAAGACATCGTGGAAGCCCAAGCTCTGTCGAGCCTGCGTTCTTTCTACACTGATGACGCCGGTTTCGCTCTGGGTAAGAAAGTTGACTCTTCGTTGATCCAACTGGGCCGTGCAGCTCGTGGTGGCAACAGCGCTAACCAAGCCTACACAGGTGGTATCATCGGTTCTACCGGTGTTGCTTACACCTCTGGTTCGTCCAACGCAGCTAACATCGCTGATGCCGGTATCCGTGCCGCTATCCAGTTGTTAGATGACCAAGATGTGCCTATGGACGGTCGTTCGTTGGTTGTTCCTCCAGTTGCTCGTAACAGCATGTTGGGTATCAATCGCTTCACCGAGCAAGCCTTCAAAGGCACAGGCACTACCCTGATTAACGGTGAATTCGGTGACATCTACGGTGTTAAAGTGTATGTGTCCACCAACTGCGATACCGCTGCTGGTAACACTGCTTCTGACCGTGTGGCTCTGATGTTCCACCGTGATTGGGCTGTGTTGGTTGAGCAGATCGGCGTTCGCGCTCAGACTCAGTACAAACAAGAATACCTCGGTAACTTGTTCACTGCTGACACTCTGTACGGTGTGTCCGAACTGCGTGACTACGCAGCAGTGCCAATCATTGTTGACGCTTCTGCGGCTTGATGATTAAGGAGGGCCCTTCGGGGCTCTCTTTTCTTTACTACTTACACCAGTGAGTAATAAACAAAGGAGAATATATGGTACGCTTTCAAATGAAATCTAGTAATCGTCCTCAGACTATTGCAGAAGTTAGAAGTCAAGTTGATATTAACAGTTTCAGGACCAATCCTGAATGGTATGAGATTAAGGAAGAAGTTATTCCTAGTATCTCTGAGACACTTAAAGTAAACAGTAACAAACCTAAACAAAGGATTAATCATGCCTCTCAAAAAGGGTAAGTCAGACAAAGCTGTATCCGAGAACATCTCCACGATGGTCAAGGAAGGTAAACCACAGAAGCAAGCCATTGCTATCGCTTTGAGCGAAGCTGGCCGTGAGAAGCCTGAGCGTGGTGAGCGTACTAAGAAGAACAAAGAGAAGAAGAAAGCCAAATGACACGCCCTATATCAGTAGGAACAACACTACCGGCGGCTGTATTAACTACTGTTTATATAGTTCCTGTTGGTTATTTTGCTAAGTGGTCATTGATGTACCTTTTCAACAACACAGGGTCCACTAAAAATATTGCAGTATATTGGCGCGACAGTAGCGCTAACGCTAACATCTATGTGACTGATAGTGCTGTGACTACGAAAAACTTTGTTAGGATAGACGGCGGAGCGTATGTGGTTATGGAAGAAAATGACTCCATTGTAATGTTGAGTGAAGCTGGAAGTACTTTTACCACAATCTGCACCTTTGAATTGTTTAAGAAAGAAGGAATCTAATTTATGGCCTTGCCAACATACCTTGAACTTGTAAACGATATTCTCGTTCGTATGCGCGAACCTGAAGTATCTACCGTACAAGAAAATACACTGTCTAAGCTTGTGGGTAAGTTGGTGAATGATGCCAAACGACAAGTAGAAGATGCCTACACATGGAATGCTTTAAACAGTAATATCAGTTTAACTACCACTACCGACACATACAACTATGTATTAACTGGTTCAGGTACTCGCTTTAAAGTAATTGAAGTTACAGATATTACCAACAAAGATACTATTGAAGCTCTGAGCACTAAGGCTATGTCTCAGTACTTACTTAACGATCTTCAACCATCCAGTCCTAGATACTACAACTTTAACGGTGTACATACCACTGGAGATACTAAGGTTAATCTATTCCCTGTGCCTACAGCGGGATTGACTATCTCCTTTAATCTGTATGTTCCTCAAGCAGACTTTGACGCAGATTCTGATGCTATGTTTGCTCCTAAAGAGCCGGTGGTGTTAGGAGCCTTTGCTCGTGCCTTAGTGGAGCGTGGTGAAGATGGTGGATTGAATAGTTCTGAAGCATACGGCTTATACAAGTCTTCTCTGGCTGATGCTATCGCCATTGAAAGTTCTAGGTATGTCGAGGAAGAGACTTGGGAGGCTGTGTAAGTCATGAGCCAACAAATACAACCCTTCAGCATTACGGCTCCCGGTTTCTACGGATTGAATACACAAGATAGTTCTTTAGACTTAGCCTCTGGCTTTGCTCTAACGGCTGTTAACTGTGTCATTGATCAGTATGGTCGAGTAGGTGCTCGTAAAGGATGGGTTACTAAAAATACTACTAATACAGACTTAGGCACTGCTGATATTAAATCCATTGGTCAATTAGTTACAGATAGTGGTGCTGAGTACACAATCGTAGCAGGTAACAATAAGATATTTAAACTGGTAGGTAGTACATTAACGATGTTGACCTATGGCGGTGGCGGTACAGCTCCTACGATCACAGATAGTAACTGGCAAATGGCTGCTCTTAACGAGTGCTTGTATCTGTTCCAATCAGGGCATGATCCTTTGGTGTTCGACCCTGCTATAAGTACTACTACGTATCGTAGGATTACCGAGAAGACAGGTCATGTTAACACCCCTCCTTCAGGTAACATTGTACTATCTGCTTATGGACGCTTATGGGTAGCTGATACAGCTACTGAGAAGACTGTACTGTATTGGTCAGACATCCTTTCTGGACATATCTGGGCAGGAGGCTCTACCGGCTCTATTGACGTATCATCTGTGTGGCCTAACGGTGCGGATAACATTACAGGTTTAGCCTCGCATAACGGGTTCTTATTCATCTTCGGTAAGAACAATATCTTGGTGTACTCAGGTGCTCAGGATGTGTTATCTTCAGGCGTATTCAGGATAAGCGATTCACTCACAGGCATTGGCTGCATCGCTAGAGATACCATCCAGAACACAGGCTCAGATGTAATCTTCTTGTCTGACACAGGTGTTCGTAGTGTCCTTAGAACCATCCAAGAGAAATCAGCACCGTTCCGTGATCTGTCTAAGAATGTACGTAATGACTTAATGAGTGCCGTAGCAGGTGAAGTTCTGAATAACTTAAAGTCTGTATATAGTCCTTTTGAGTCCTTCTACTTGTTATCTTTACCTAGTTTTAAAACTGTGTACTGCTTTGACATGAAGACAACATTGCAGGATGGATCAAGCAGGGTTACAATGTGGGATAGTATTGAACCTAAAAGTTTCTGCTACCTTCGTGATAAGAGTTTATTAATTGGTAAGGCAGGCTACGTAGGGCAGTATTCAGGACATCAGGATAACGGCAATCTCTATCGCTTCCAATACTTTACCAACCATACTGACTTAGGTGCTCCTATGGTTAGTTCTGTCTTGAAGAAACTCTCTGTTGTTGTCATTGGTGGTTCTAACCAGTTCGTGACAATCAAGTGGGGGTATGACTTCAGAGAGAATTATTATGCTCAAAACACTAAAATTCCTACTCAAAGTATTGCAGAATTCGGAATAGGAGAGTATAATACTATAGGTACTGAATATTCAGGAGGTATCTCATTACAGACTTTAACAGCTTATCCAACAGGATCAGGTAAAGTAATTCAAACAGGGTATGAGGCGGACATTGATGGTTCTCCTTTAAGCATTCAAAAGATAGAAATCTTAGCTAAAAATGGAAAGATTGTATAATCATGACAGACTACGTAAAATCAACTAACTTCACAAGTAAGGACTCTCTTCCCTCTGGTAATGCTTTAAAGATTATCAAAGGTACTGAGTTCGATGTGGAGTTTAACAACATCGTTACCGCTATAGGAACTAAAGCCGATATTATCAACCCTACATTTACAGGTGTTCCTGCTGCTCCTACGGCAACGGCAGGCACTAACACCACTCAAGTAGCTACTACTGCTTTTGTGGGCACTGCTGTGTCCAACGCAGTGACTGCTTACGATACAGCATTGACTGTCTCTACTTCTCAGATTGAAGATGGTGCTGTTACTAATGCTAAGTTGGCTTCTAGTTCCGTTACCTCTTCCAAGTTAGCCACAGGAGCCTCTGTAAGCAACCTCGGGTTTACACCTGTTCAGCAAGGCACTGGTCCCGGTCAGGCAATAAACATAGTTAGCATTGGTTGGGATAACTCAAATTCATTGCTATTATCAGTAGACAATAATGCTTTTCCTACTTGGCCTATTCACCTGAATACAGATAGAGTATTAGCTGCTACAGCAGGTGCTTCAGTTGGTGCTGTCGGTACTTACGCATTCTTGCAAGGCGTGACAGGTTCGGCTGGTGTGACAGCAGCAGGTAGTAGTTTGTTTTACGCTGATCGCGCCGGAGGCAATAGCGGAAGTCCATCAGGAACATGGAGAATGATGGGCTACAGTTTAGTTTCCGACCGTGCTACTGTTTGGCTCCGTATTTCTTAAGGACTAACTCATGCAATCACAACTCACATCCTTATTAAACCCACGTTGGGTAAATGCCGAGCAAACTATGATTGACTGTGAAATTAAAACAAGTCAGTTTGGAGATGAAGTATTACCTTTTACTGCTAGTGCAACCGATTGTGAGCCACATGGTCGTGCAATCTTTGCTGACATCGTAAATGGCAAGTACGGACCTATTGCGGAATTAGCATGATACAGCATCACTTTATCAATGTTGAAGCTTAACTACTTGATTACCTATTTTACGAATACTAAGGAAGAAATGATATGGGACTTTTAGGAACACTCGGTGGCATTCTTGGCGGTAATAAAGCTAAGAAAGCCGCACAAGAGCAAGCAGCGGCATTGAGAGCAGCAGGACAAGCGGCATTTGAAACATCAAGGTTTCGTCCTGTGGGAATTACAACTGCTTTCGGATCAAGTAACTTTAATGTGGACCCCACAACAGGTGCTTTACTCGGTGCAGGATACCAGCTAACACCTGAGATGCAGGCAATGCAGCAGGGTTTGTTAAGTCAAGCCGGTGGTGTAGGTATGGACTTAACAGGGCAAGGCTTGCAAGGTGCTCAGTCATTGTTTGGCTTAGGTCAGCAGTACTTAGCTGAGTCTCCAGAGGCTGCTGCACAACAGTGGATGCAGTCTCAGCAGGCTCTGTTGCAGCCCGGTCGTGAGCAGGCACAGGCAGGTTTAACACAGAACTTGTTCAATACAGGTCGTGGTGGTCTTGCGGTGGCTCAAGGCGGCACGATGGGTGCTGCTAACCCTGAACAACAAGCTCTCCTGAATGCTCAGATGATGCAGGACTTACAGTTAGCTTCTCGTGCTCAGGAACAAGGTAGAGCACAGACAGAATTCGGTGCAGGCTTGTTCGGTTTGGGTGCTCAGGCAGCTACCGCTGGTTATAGCCCAATGCAATCTGCTTTGGCAGGCGCTACAGGTATTGAGAACTTAGGTCAGAAGTCTTTAAGTTTAGGTATGGGGCTTGGTGAAACTGCCTCAGCAGCTAATACTCGTGCAGCACAGCTTCGTTTAGGCACTGCTGCTCCTGCGGCTCAGGCTCAATACGCAGCTAGTTCTTATAGTCCTTGGGTGGCTGCTCTGGGTGGCTTAGATAAAGCAGGTAGTCAGTTAATAGGTAATTGGATGGGCGGCGGCGCTCAAGCAGCTTTCTCGCAAACAGGTTTAGGTTCTAGCGGCTTTGGCTCTGGTTTAGCTTATGGAAATCAAGACCTCGGTGGATACCTTTAAAGGAACAATATGGCTGAAGTAATGAATAGTTTGTTTGGGATCACTCCAGAATCCCTCATAGCACAACGTGAAGCTAAAGCACAGCAAGAGGCTATGCAATACGCTCAATTAGCAGACCCCTTTGCTCGTGCTAATTACCAGATTTACAAAGGTGCTTCTGGCCTTGGTAATCAACTTGCCGGTATGCTTGGTGCTCAAGACCCTGAGATGATGAGAATCACACAGCGTCAACAACTGGTACAGCAAGCACAACCGAAGGACGCTACTGGTTGGCAGGCATTGGCACAGCAACTGTATCAATCAGGGGATACTCCGGGTGCTCAGGAAGCTATGGCTAAGGCGCAAGCACTTAAAACTTCTGCTCTTACTGTTGAAAAAATACAGTCTGAGATTGAAAAGAATAAAGCAGAAGCTGTAAAAGACCTTCGTATTCCTACACCTACTGATGTGCGGACTCCTGAGGAAAAGAATGCTGCTACCTACGCTCTTACACAAGGGACAGTAAACTCACCTGAGTATAAGTCGGCATTCTCTGATAAGTTTGCAGAACTAATTACTAAAGAAGGCGCTAAACCTACTAAAGTTGGAATTACATCAGATGGGACACAACGTGCCGTGTACAGTGACGGTAAAACTCAATTTGTGTTTGGCAACGACCCGGAAGGTAAGTTAGTTAAGAAAAACTATGTGGGCGGAGTTGATCAAACAACAGCTAAAACAAATGTTAGCGTAGGGGATAAAGGCAAATCAGCTTTTGTTGAAAAGTTAAATGAATTAGATGCCAAAAAAGTAGCGGCTGCTATTGAAGCCCGTGAAAATGCAATAGGAATGCAGGATTCTTTAAATAATCTTGCTAATTTGAATGACACAGCACTTATCAGTGGGTCTTTTGCTTCTGGTCGAATTGGTGCAGCTAATTTACTTTCCACTTTAAACCTTGTTAATGATACAGATAAAAACACATTAGCCAATTCTGAGAGCTATCAGAAAATATCCGGTGATGCTGTTCTTCGTATGCTCGGAGGTAAACTGGGTTCTGGCTTTTCTAACGATGATCGTAAATTCATTATTGGTCTTGTTCCTCAACTTGAAAACAGTCTTAAAGCTCGGCGACAACTGGTTAATTTTATGACTCAGAAGAACAAAAAGATTGTTACTGAAGCTGATAACTTAGAAACATACGCTAGAGCAAACGATGGGCTTAAAGGATATAAGTCAACTCTTGTTTTTAGTTCTCCTGCTTCCTCTTCTAGTCAGTATTCAGGACTAAGTAACGATGAGCTAGAAGCAAGGATTAAACGCGCTCAAGAAACACAAGCTAAATAAGGATTAATATGGCAGATAATTTAGCAGACCTTATAGAAGAGAAACAACGTAGAGCAGGGCAGGTAACAGGAGGAACGAGAAGTGTTCTTGCTGGACCTGAAGAAACAACTACACTTGAAGAAGTTAAAAGAGCTGTCACTTCCTTGCTTAAAGGTTCTACCAAAGGTATTATTGATCTGGTTGGTGGGTGGGGTAAGCTTTATGATGTAATCAAAGAGAACCCTACACCTAGCGCTTTATCCGGTCAAGGCATTGTAAACGCTATCGCTAAAGCAGGTGGCCCTGATCTGATGAAGATTCAAGGCTACAAAGGAGCTTACGACATTGGGCAAGCAGGCGCTCCTGCTGCTTTGATGTCTGCTGTGGCTCCCGGAAGTAGTTTGTTTAATCTAGCTACTCCTTTAAGGACAGCCGCTGCTGAGTTTTCAACAGCAGGCGGTCTGGGTATGATGTCTCAGATGGTTGCGCCTGAAAGTGCTGGTGCTCAGATTGCAATGCAAACACTTCCTTACTTGGTTAAAGGCGGTTTTTCAGGTTATCAGTCCAAAGCACAACAGAAGAGGATTGAGGAATACAAGAATCTTCTGCCCTCTAAGGATGCCAACACATTTAGTGAATTCATGCTGCGGGGTCAAGGTTCTTCTGATCCTATTATCGCTGCTGATATTGCTCGTTTAACATCTTCACCTAAGTATTTAGAACTTGTGAGTGCTTTGAATGAAGGTGCTGCTGGTAAAGCTGTATCTGGAATGGCTCCTAAAGCTGCTCCTATTACAGCAGAACAATCTAAAGTAGGTATCATTCAAAGTATTCAGAATAAACTTGATGGTGTTCGAGATAGTAAAGCAAACAGTTTATTTGAGAAAGCTAAAGGTTACGGTGCAGGTCAAGGCTTAGTTGATCCGACAATTACCATTGGTAAGATTGATGAGTTGGTTGGTCGTTATAGCGCACAAGCAACCCCTAATGCTGAACGTGCTGTTGAAGTTCTTACAAGTATTCGTGATCGTCTATCTCCTTCATTTACTACTCAAGGTTCGACAGGTACTACTGTATCTACCACTCGTCAAGTGACAGGTATGGATGCTGCTGGAATGCCTATTGTTACCGAAGCGCCTACTACATTAAACATTCCCGGATCACAGCCGTATACCGTTCAACGTGGACCTCAAAAGTTAACAGTTGAACAAGTACAAGGTTTGTTATCTGAATTTGGTAAGAAGGCTTCTGCTGGTGATAATCTGATTAAGGATTTATCTATCTCTGATGAGCGTATCATTTCTAGTGCCATCTTTGGTGGTATGAAGGATGATTTATCTACAGCAACTAAGAATGCAACAGGTAATGATAAAGCTGCCCTTAACTTGTTGTCTACTGCCCGTGATAAAGTATCTAAAGCAAGCACAGCGTACAATGATGCTATTGCGCAAGGTATGCCTGCTTTCTTGCAGAATAAAACATTATCAGAGATTTCTCCTGAACAGTTATTTTCAACATACATAAGTTTAACACCTACTCAAAGAGCCACTATGCGATCATGGGTTAGTAATACAGATCAGGCTGCATTGTCTGTCTTGGATAAACAAGTGTTTGATAACTTTGTGAGCAGTGCTAAACTTCCTAATGCTACGGGTGTTGAAACTATTGATTTGGCTACCTTGGCAAAGAACTGGAGAGGTTTAGACACTATAGGTAAAGATTCTCTTGTTACCGCACTAGGGACTAATGCTACTGAGTTTGGTAAGCGAATGTCTGATGCTGAGTTAATGACTCGTAAGATGAGGGTAACAACCCCTTCTGTGGAAGGTACTATTGATCCTACAACTGTACGTGAAACTTCTGCTGCATTAGGCGCTACTGCTGGTTATGGTCCTTCTAAAGTTGGTCAGCTTTCAATGGATATTCTTAATTCGTTCTCTAAGAACGGACTAACAGAAGATCAGTTAATGAAAGCATTGATGACTCCTGAAGGAGCTAGCTTCTTAAAGAATGCGGCAGTCAGTCCTCGCTCTGCTAAAGTATTAACAGACCTTACACAGATGGAGAATACTAATCCTGTCTTACGTTGGGCTGCTGGTACTACTGCTCGTGTTGGTCCTCGTGCCGGTAGTACTGAACAGCCTACAATGGAGCAAACAGTTCAAACTGAGCCACAAGCTCAACAAGGACAAGATGATCTATCTGCTTTATTAGCAGAGCAAGCTCGTAGACAACAGGAAGCACCACAATGACATTCTCATTCGGAACTAAAAGCTCAGAGAGACTCGCTCAAGTCCATCCAGACCTACAGCGAGTCTTCAACGAGGCCATTAAAGATAGTCCCTTGGACTTCTCCATCACTCAAGGCTTACGCACCAAGGAGCAACAGAAGGTTCTCTTTGATGCGGGTAAGTCCCAGACGATGAATAGTAGACACCTAACAGGTAAAGCTGTGGATATTGCTGTTATCAGGGACGGTGAAGTTACTTGGGACTTTAAGTACTACCAGATAGTATCTGACCACATCAAGAAAGTAGCCAAAGAGCTAGGTATTGAAGTGGCTTGGGGTGGAGATTGGGTGTCCTTCCGTGATGGTCCTCACTATGAGTTACATAGGAGTATATATCCATGATCGAATTACTGTTACCCTTTGCAGGTAAGATTCTCGATAAGTTCTTCCCTGACCCTGCTCAAAAGGCAGAGGCTCAGGTGAGGTTACTTGAGTTGGCCCAATCAGGTGAACTCGCTAAGATGGCAAATGAGACTGAGTTATTTAAGATAGAACAGAACAACCTTTCAGATAGACACACAGCGGATATGTCCAGCGACTCTTGGTTATCCAAGAACATTAGGCCAATGACTCTGGTGGCTATCTTTGCAGGTTACTTCACCTTTGGTATCATGGATGCTCAGGGCATCAAAGCCAATGAATCGTATGTACAGCTTCTAGGTCAGTGGGGGATGCTTGTTATGTCCTTCTACTTCGGGGGTAGGACACTAGAGAAGATTATGGAACTAAAGGGTAGGAAATGAGCAAACCAGAAGTATCTCACAATGAGATTTATGATAGACTAATCGCTGTAGAAGCTAAGGTAGATAAGGTGTCAGTGGACACAGAAGGAATGGTATCAGCCTTTAACGCTGCCTCCGGAGCCTTCACCGTCCTAGAGTGGATCGCTAAAGTAGCTAAACCTCTCCTGTGGATTGTAGCTACCGTGGCTGCTTTCATCACTGTTGCACATAATAGCAAACCGTAGGTTGTTAAGTAAGAAACAAATAAGGCCACTAGAGCGTAAACTCTAGTGGCCTTTTGTCATTCTACCTTAACTTTCTTCTCTCGCTTAGGCTTAGGAGGCATCTGTAGTGACGCCAGATACTTATAACGCTTAGTCATCCTCTTACCTGCCTCTTCAGCATCGAACCAGAACTCCTTCCCGTTCTTCAACTCCTCCATCTCCTTATTTGTTAAGAATCCTGTATAACAGGTATCTAACAGTTTGTTGATCTGCCGAGTAGCAAAATCTGTCTGGCCCTTCACGTTAGGAACTGTACCGATAGAACCATAGTGAGCTGTGTGCAACATGAATTCCGCACTCTCTGCGATATAACACTCCTTTGCCATACATGCAATCATAGAAGCTGCACTGTATGCAGCGCCTAAGACAGTTACAGAGACATCACCACGACAGCCTTTCATAGCTTCGATGATGGACCATGCACTGTCTGTACGTCCTCCTGAGCTGTTCAACAGAAGGTTAACTGAATCATTCTCGTTGCAGGTAGCGAGGCAATGGATCACATCACGGTAGTTACTTGGTGAGGTAATATCATCATCAATGAACACTAGGTGAGTATTCATTTGCTGAGTGATGGTACGAATAAGACCCTTTTGCTCAGGCATCATCATCATTAGTTCTTCCATGTCTTCATTGGCTTTCTTCATTCGTATACCCCATCTTCATACTTGGTTTTCGCAATAATGTAGTTACGCACAAGAGAGCTACGTACAATGTCTTCAATGTTAAACTCAATACGAACAAACTCTTTCATCAGTCGGGCAATATCGAGAAACTTAAGAAGCCCTGACTTATCATCTTTCTTTTTAAGATCAGTCTGTCGAAAATCTCCACACATTATCAGCTTCGACTTGTCTCCCACTCGTGTAATAACAGTATCTAACTCTTCCCACGTCATGTTCTGCATTTCATCAACAACAATGATGCTATTAGAGAAGGTAGTCCCTCGAATGAACGAGGTAGATACGAACTCCACATGTCCCTGCTCAGACAAACGATCCCAAGCATCCTTACGCTTGAATAGTTCAGCGCAGATTTGACGATAGGGTTGAATGTACACCTCCATCTTCTCATCTGCATCACCCGGTAAGAAACCCATATCTCGTCCTTGGACACTACTACGGATGATAGTCACCTTGTTAAAGGGATTGTTACGATCCATAGCCTCTTCCAAGGCTTTGT